ACGGCTAGAAGAATCGGTAGATTCCCTGATTCAGAGCCGTTTAACAGCCCTGCAAGGGGGTCAAAATGGCTAAACGCACCTTGGGTATTGACGTTGGTCTTAATGGTGCTATCGCCCTTGTGGTGGATGGTGAGTTGGTGAGTGTTGTAGATATGCCAACAGTCACCCTTGACCGCAATGGCAAAGCCAAGCGTCAGGTGTCTGTGCCTGAGTTGGTTCAGATTGTTAAGGACTTTGACCCGACAGATGCCTATGTAGAGAAGGTCTTTGCTATGGCGGGTCAGGGAGTCACATCTGTCTTCTCTTTTGGTCGTTCTCTTGGCGTGGTCGAAGGAGTCCTCACAACCATGAAGATCAAGACTACTCTCATCACCCCGCAAACATGGCAAAAGCGTATGGCTGTGACTGGTGGAAAGGACGGGTCAAGGGCAAGAGCAATGGACTTGTTCCCCGAACAGGCTCAAATGTTCAAACGTGTCAAAGACGATGGCAGAGCAGATGCCGCACTGATTGCCGCTTTTGGAGTCGCAAATGGATGATAAAGAACGTCAAATCATGCGTGAACACATTGTTTGGCTTTCCCTTCAGCTTGAACAAGAACGCAAGCAAAACCAATCAACAGTAGTGTTCATGAAACGCATCCTTGACCCGGAAGACTTGGGTCATGCAGTATCAAATGAGACAAGGCAACTCGCCTACCAACTTCTAATCAACAACCATCACATTGAGAGATCATCATGGCAACAAAACAACTGAACCTTAGAGCATCAGCATCCTCACGTTGGATTGCTTGCCCTGCAAGTGCAAGGTTGTCAGCCAAGATGCCATATGTTGAGAGTGGTGAGGCCGCAAAGATTGGAACTGCGATTCATGCCTTGGCAGAGCATTGCTTCAAAGGCGACTTAGACCCCACAAAGTTTGAAGGCCAAGTCTTTGAAGGCATCCTCATGACTGAGGAGAACTGTGAGTTTGCGCTAGAACACTTGAAAGCAATTTGGAAGATTGAAGATGAGTTGGGTGCAGGGTCAGTGACTGTCGAGCAGTTCATCCCCTACCAAGACACACAAGTTTGCAAGGTGGGCGGCACAACTGATGTCATTGGTATCTCTAAGGAAAAACGCAAACTCATCATTGCGGACTTGAAGACTGGAAGGGGTTTTGTCTCTGAAGACAGTGACCAGTTGAAGTTATATGCCCTGTCTGCCTTGAACGCTAACAACTTGTACCAAGACATCTCAACTGTTGAGTTGTGGATTATCCAGCCCCATCACGGTGAGACTCGCAAGCACACAATGACAACTCAAGAGTTGGTGGATTGGGAGCATTACGTTCTTACTCCCGCAATTGAAAATGCTTTGAACCCTGCATTCCCACCTGTGCCATCAGACTCTGCTTGCCAGTACTGTCCAGCCAAGACTATTTGCCCTGCACAGCAACAGATTGTTGAAGTGGTGAGCAATGCACCGCCAATAGAGATGTTGTCAGAGCAGCAGATTAGCGTCTTGCTGACGCAATTTGATATGGTTGAGGACTACATCAAGGCTGTGAGAGATCACGCCTTAAAACGCATGGAGCAAGGCGATGTCATTGCGGGTTGGCAGTTGTCGCCGAAAAGAGCATTGCGTTCATGGACAAAGGATTCTGAAGTTGTCCCTGCACTCTTGGGCATGGGACTCACCATAGATCAGATCGTGAAACAAGAACTGGTAACACCAGCGGCAGCAGAAAAACTGTTACCGAAAGACCTTAAGGCCGCAATTGAACCGTTAACTTCTCGCATATCAAGTGGATTAACGCTTGCAAGAGACAAAGGTTTGACTCAATAATCACAACCCCAATTCCCCCGACCGTGATGCAAATCACATTTTTTCAACTTTAAACAGGAAACATTATGAACTTAAATCTCTCAGGTGGCGGCGGTAACGGTAACTACATCCGATTCAGCCCACAAGCAAACGCATGGTCAAATCAAGATGGCGAATTCCAAATGGAAAAGTTTGTTTTCGACATCGAGAACATTCAGACTGGATGGATGCTCATCGCAACTGGCATCTTTGAATTTGCGCCCGATGACTCTTTGGGTCGCAAAGGCGCACAACCATCTCCAGAACACAAACGTGGCTTCAAGGTCACGTTCTTCAACAAAGCAATGGGAGTTGCAGAGTGGAGTGCAAATGGTGCGGGTTCTAATATGGGACTTGAGGCTCTATACAAGCAAGTACAGGCGCAAGCGCCAGCCAATGCTGGTAAGTTGCCAGTCGTGGAGTACAAGGGTTCACGCCCCGAGAAGGTTGGCAAAGGCTCCACAAGAGTCCCAATGTTTGAGGTGACAGGATGGGTTCCTCGTCCTCCAGCACTGGCAGACGGTGCAGGTGCAGAGCCTGACTTTTCAACACCAGCACCAGTGCAAGCCTCTAAACCAGCACCTACACCAGTTGCCAAGCCAGCACCATCACCAGCAATGAGTGATGACGAGATGTTCAGCTAATAACTGCACAACTCACAGCACCAGAGTTTTCGGGGGAAGACTCTGGTTTTTTTGTCCCCTATAAAAGAAACCACAACAAATGTCAGCACAAGAACTAGCCACTGCGTTGGGACACCCCAAAAAGACAGGTAATGGTTACCTAGCTAGTTGCCCTGTACCTAGTCACGGTCAAGGCAATGGAGACAAAAACCCTAGCCTTCACATCGCAATGAATGATGATGGCAACTACTTATTCAAATGCTTTAGCGGTTGCGATCAGCACACCGTGTTCCAAACAATTAGAGATATGGGACTCCTCCCATCACTCCCTGAACGCACTGAATACCTCTCAAGCATCAAACCCCTACCCTACATCCAGACACCGACATTCCAACAGGAGTGGCACTACACAGATGAAGATGGTGTCAGCCTGTTTGTGAAGCAAAGATTCAAGACCAATGACGCTAAAGGAAAAACATACAAGACCCTCAGAGTCATGCCCGACAACTCTAGGCAAAGCAAGCTAGGAGACTGCCGCATCGTCCCCTACAGGCTCCCCGATCTGCAAGAAGCAACTGCCGCAGGTCGGGTTGTCTATGTGACTGAAGGAGAAAAGGCGGCAGATGCTTTAGGCAGCCTTGGGGTCGTGGCTACAACATCTCACGCTGGTTCAGGCAACTGGAGTCCAGAACTCAACCAGTACTTTGCTGGCGCTAATGTGGTGATCGTGCCGGATAACGATACAGCAGGGTGGAGTTATGCCCAAAAGGTCGTGGAGGCACTCCTACCAGTCGCAAAGAGCATCAGGGTGTTGGATTTAGACCTTAAACACCCCAAAGAGGATGCTCATGAGTGGGTTAATAAGTATGGTGGCGACAGGAAGACATTGGCTCAGATGGCTAAAGCCTGTGTCGTTATCAAGTCGATAGATGAAGTTTGGCTGCCGCAAAGACTAGCCATGTATGTGCCTGAAGTTGAAGCACAACAATCTGAATCTGCCCAGAAGTCACGTTTTCTGGTCGAGTCTTGGGACTCTATCAAGGATGAGCCAGTAGAGTGGCTAATTGAGGACATCATCCCAAAGAAGGCGTTTGTAGCCTTGTATGCACCACCAGCCAGCTATAAGTCGTTTATAGCCTTGGATATGGCTGAGGCGGTAGCTACAGGACGTGACTGGATGGGCAAGAAAGTCAAGCAGTCCGGCGTGGTTCTGTATATCGCAGGTGAAGGGCATGGAGGACTAGGCGCAAGGATTAAGGCTTGCAAGATCAAGAACAACAGCCCTGATGGGTCACCCCTGTACGTCATCAGAGCGCAAATTAACCTTAGATCATCACAAGAGGACTTTGACAATTTACTCAAAGCAATCAACGACTTGCTAGAGGAAATTGGTGAACCACTTGTAATGATCGTTCTAGATACGCTAATGAGGATGTCTGGTGGAGGCTTTAACGAGAACTCCTCAGAGGACATGGGTGGCTTCATCACCCAAGCAGGGAAACTTCAAGCACTATATGAATGTGCCTTGCTGGTCATCCATCACAGCGGCAAGGATGTCACTAAGGGACTGCGAGGCCATAGTTCGCTGCTTGGAGCCGTGGACACAGAACTTGAGATAAACAGACTGGATTCAGTCATCAACACTGGTGACCCCTCAGTTAGAGGGTCGGGAACTATCACCGTTACCAAGCAAAAGGATGGGTCAGATGACATCGCAATTGGATTTGATGTCGTAGCAATTGATGTATCAACATCAGCCTTGGGGTTTGAAAGCCTGACATCTTTGGCTGTTCAGGCCAACCAAGACATCGTGCAGAACACAAAGAAGAACGCTAAAAACAATGCTGGAAGTGGTGGAAATCAGCGTTTGGAGTTGGATTCTTTGATGAAAGTCATTAAGAGTAAAGCATCATATCGTGAAGTGGAAGGTACTACCCGCTATGGTGTGAACTTGGAGGACTGGAAGGCTGAATTCTGGTCTATGAAAGGGTGTACTGAGGATGATAAGGCAGCGTTTCAGAAGGCTTGGACTAGGGCAAGGGAGAGACTTGTTGACGCTAAGAAGGTTGTAATTGGGTCTGGTTTTGTATGGTTGAAGGTGGACTCCGAGAAGTTCGGAGGATGACACTACTGTATGTTTATCCACTGGACAAACCGGACAAACCGGACAAATGTCCAAATTGTCTGTCCGAGTATATGTGGACAAACCACCTCTTGTCTATGAACAAGAGGTTTGTCCACTGTCGGTTTGTCTGTTGTCTGTTTTTTTTGTAAAGGTTCAAAATGGTTCGAAAATTGTCACGTAAGGAAGTTCCGGATTTGCAAGTGCCGAAGCGCAAGGCAACGGATTTTGAGATTGCGTCTAACTCGCTGCTGGTTGAGTTGGACAGGCGCAAGGAGCAACATTGGGAAAAATGGGGTGTTGACCGATTGATTACTTTAGTTGACAGTGAGTTTAGGACGAAGTTTTGGGGTCAAATGGGTAGGGTTTGGGATGCTCTGGACTTTCAAGACCTTGATCGGTTAACCCGAGCGATTCAAGGCATGGTCAAAGGTTATGACGCTTTGGAGAAGTGGGCTGTGGAAAATGAGGTTGACCCTAACCCACCGATCAGGTTCGTGGAATGGATGAACCAAAAGGGTGTCCGCAATGCGGTTTGCCAAACCGTCAACGATGCGGTCAACTTACAAGCCAGCCGCAAAGACCTGACGATCTGGAGCATGGAGGAGATGGAAGTCATCCTCAATGATGAGTTGGTGCAAGCCATCATCAAGGTCAAAGCCTTTGACCCAACAGCCAAGGTCATTAGCTTTAAAGCTGGTGAAGGGTTTGGTAAGGGTTCAGGGTTTGAAGACTTGGCTGATGACCTTCACGCCTTTGAAGGTGATGGCGACTATGTGCCTAAGTACAAGAAGATTGGGGAGTAAAGATGGCGAGGCCGACCAAGAGAGATACCAAATACTTCCAGCGCAAGTTAACGCCAGAGGAGTTAGTGCTGTTGCTTCAAGCTGGCGAGGGAAACATTACCGAAGGTTGGCTGGAACTTCAGCGGGTTTACGTCCATGTTTGGAGTTTGGGTTACAGGCCGTTTATGCCGCTTGAAAGCGTTGATGTAACCTACACCATGCAAGACGCTATTGATGGCGTTCCTGACCCCTTTGGTGGCGTTTAAATGGCATTGGCTTGCGGATTATCTGGATGCTTTGAGTCTTTTATCTTTTAATAATTGAAATGTCTAACAAATGAATCTGTTACTACTTAAAAGTCTTATGGCTAAAAGTTTGGTTAGTACCCCAATAAAGCACCACCCGCCTCTCTCCCTCTCCGCCCCCGCCAGCTGCCAACCCGCCGATCGGCCGAGTTATCCACAGGCAGATGGCGAAGTTATGCACAATCTTGCCGATTGGTTACAGATTGCGTTTCATTCACCCATTGCGTGTAATGCTTTCAGATATTATTAGTTAACATAATGGACATCGTATAAAGCCAGATATGTCAGCAACTTGTAAGCGTCTATAAAAACATCAATAGAATCAACGACTTGCAGATGTTATCCACAGTATCCACAAGTGCCTGTGGATAACTGGTCTGTTTTAGAGATGGGGGGGGAGGGGGTCGGGTCTGGTCGTGATAATTGTGGGAGCCTCCGCCCCTCACCAAAAACAAAACTAGCAAAATCCCAACAAACCACTATCCCAATTTGAAAAAAAAGGGGGTTGCTGGACGCAGGGAGCCCCGAATATTAACTAGATAACCACAAAGGGAATCATTCGGTTACTTTGCGCCAGCAACACAAATCTATCATATTGCGTGAAAAAAAGCCATAATCCCCGACATCACGCCCACAACCCCCAAGGACAATCGTGAACATAGAGCACATTGATGACATTCAGGATGACGAGCCAGAGCCGCAGAAGAAGAAGGCTGGTAGACCCAAAGGCACATTTGGCCTAAAGCGGCAGATACAGGAGTACGCTAGGAATCCTGCTTTAGCGTTGCCCAAGACTGACCATCAGCGGTTAAAAGAGTTGAAGGATATGCTTATCAAGTCTAGCGGTAAGGATGTCGTGGAGAAGATGATTTCCATTGCGTTGAATGACAATCACCCTGCACAAATGGCGGCTATCAAGATGTGCGTTGACCGTACCCTGCCTGTATCCATGTTTGAGAAGGATAAGAGCCAGAGGAGTGCGGTCAATATCACTATTTCAGGCATAGGCGCACCTACAGTTGCCACAACGACAATTGAGCCAGAAGATATAGAAGACATCGAGGCTAAGAATGGCTGATCTGAACTTTGCGCTATTGCCGTGGCAGCAAGAGGTGTATGCTGATAAGACGAGGTTCAAGGTTGTGGTTGCTGGCAGGCGCTGTGGTAAGTCACGCCTAGCCGTGACCACCTTATTGATTGAGGGTCTTAGCTGTCCAAGTGGCTCGGCGGTGCTGTACGTTGCGCCCACCCAAGGTCAGGCTCGTCAGATTGTGTGGGATGTTCTCTTGGATGTAGGTCGTGAGATTATCCAGTCTAGCCATGTAAACAACATGGAAGTGACCTTGATTAATGGGGCCAAGATATATGTGAGGGGTTCGGATAGACCTGACACTTTGCGGGGTGTCAGTCTGACATATGCAGTCTTGGACGAGGTAGCTGACATTAAGCCTGAGACTTGGGAACAGGTGATTCGGGCTTCATTGAGTGACAAACGTGGTCGTGCCATGTTTATTGGTACGCCAAAGGGTAGGAATTGGTTCTATGACCTGTACAACTTGGGGCAAGAGGAGCAAGACCCTGACTGGAAGTCATGGCATTTCACCACCAAGGACAACCCTTTGATTGACGAGGCTGAGATTGAGAGTGCCAAGAAGACCTTATCTTCCTTTGCGTTCAAGCAAGAATATATGGCTAGTTTTGACAATGCTGGCTCTGATGTCTTCAAGGAGGAGTGGATTAAGTATGGGGAAATCCCTGAGAGGGGTTCTTATTTCATTGCGGTTGACTTGGCTGGATTTGAGGAGGTGGCTAAACAGGCTGCTAACTCTAAGAAGCGGTTAGATCAAACGGCTATATCTGTAGTGAAGGTCACTGATGATGGTAAGTGGTATGTAGAGAAGATTGAGCATGGTCGGTGGGACATTCGGACTACGGCTGTGAACATTCTGATGGCGATTCGGGACTACAAGCCGCTGAGTATTGGGATTGAGCGTGGAGCGTTGAAAAATGCGGTACTTCCCTATTTGTCTGATTTAATGCGAAAATCGAACATATATGCTCATATTGTGGATTTGACGCATGGGAACAAGAAGAAGTCAGACAGGGTGATTTGGGCATTGCAGGGACGGTTTGAGCATGGCAGAATAGTGCTTAATAAGGAAGAAGACTGGACAGAGTTCCTAGATCAACTGCTGATGTTTCCATCGCAGGGTGTTCAGGATGACTTGCCGGACTCCCTTAGTTATATAGATCAGTTGTCTATAACCTCTTACTTTGAGGCAGATGATGAAGACGAGTGGCAACCAGTTGACATCATTTCAGGTGTATAGGGTAAATAAATGGCAACAGACAAACAAGTGAAATTAGAGCAAAACGAGTTTTATCAGCCAACAGAGGCTGACAAAGAAATCACTGCCTTTGTCGTTGACCATTGCCAACGGTGGCGTGACTACCGAGATGTCAACTTCCTCCCTGACTGGCTAGAGTACGAACGCATCTTCCGTGGTCAATGGGCTTCTGAAGACAAGACTCGTGAATCTGAGCGTAGCCGCATCGTCACCCCCGCTACCCAACAAGCCGTAGAAACCCGCCATGCCGAGATCATGGAAGCTATCTTTGGTCAAGGCGACTTCTTCGACATTGAAGACGATCTTCAAGATGTAGACGGTAATCCATTGGATGTTGAGCTAATCAAGGCTCAAATGATGGAAGACTTCAAGAAAGACAAAATCAGAAAAGCTATCGATCAGATCGAGTTGATGGCTGAAATCTATGGAACAGGCATTGGCGAGATCATCGTCAAGACTGAAAAAGAGTACATCCCAACAACCAAGGCAATCCCCGGCCAAGTTGGGCAAGCCGCTATTGGCGTGACTGAAAAAGACCGTATTGCGGTCAAGATCATGCCTGTCAACCCTAAGAACTTCTTGTTTGACCCCAACGGGACAAGCATTGATGACTGTATGGGTGTGGCTATTGAGAAGTATGTCTCAATTCATAAGGTTGTACAAGGTATTGAACGTGGTATCTACCGAAAGGTTGACATCACCCCTACCTATGAAGACACTGATCTTGAGCCAACCCAAGAAGTTTCTCAGTATCAGGATGAAAAGGTACTGTTGTTAACCTACTACGGTCTTGTGCCTCGTGAGTACCTGAACAACTTGGAAGAAAACAAGGACATTGTTGAGTTGTTCCCTGAGAATTCAGCGGCTGAAGACTACACCGACATGGTTGAGGCCATTGTGGTCATTGCCAACGATGGCTTGTTGTTGAAAGCTGAAGAAAACCCATACATGATGAAAGATCGTCCTGTATTGAGTTACCAAGATGACACGATTCCTAACCGTTTGTTAGGTCGTGGCACTGTGGAAAAAGCCTTCAATATGCAAAAAGCTATTGATGCCCAGACCCGCAGCCACTTGGATTCACTGGCATTGACTACTAGCCCCATGATTGCAATGGATGCTACTCGTTTGCCAAGGGGTATGAAGTTTGAGATCAAGCCGGGCAAGGCAGTTCTTACCAATGGCGCACCTTCTGAGATTATTTACCCATTCAAGTTTGGTGAAACCAGCCTGAACAACCTCAATACTGCCAAGGAATTTGAGCGTATGTTGTTGCAAGCCACTGGAACATTGGATTCTCAGGGCATGGTTAGTAACGCTTCTCGTGATGGTTCTGGTATGTCTACTGCTGTAGCTACCATTATCAAGAAGTACAAGCGCACTTTGGTCAACTTCCAAGAAGACTTCCTGATTCCGTTCATCAAGAAGGCTGCTTTCCGCTTTATGCAGTTTGACCCAGAGCGTTATCCTTCTGTGGATATGAACTTTGTGCCAACTGCCACCTTGGGCATCATTGCTCGTGAGTACGAACAACAGCAATTCATTGGTTTGTTGCAGACTCTTGGCCCTAACACCCCTGTTCTGCCTCTGATTCTCAAAGGAATCATGCAAAACTCTAGCCTGACCAACAGATTTGAGTTGATTGCGGCTTTGGATGAGATGATGAAGCCTAATCCTGAACAACAGCAGATGGAACAGGTTCAGCAACAGTTGGCACTGCAAGCGGCACAGGCTCAGATTGCTGTTTCTACCACTCAGGCTGAACAAAATCGTGCTGAAGCTACAAAACTGTCTGTTGAGGCGCAGTTGTTGCCTCAAGAAGTACAGTCTAAGAACATGGCGGCAATGACTAAGAATCTTCCTAATCAGGATGACCAAGCATCTCGTGAGTTTGACAAGCGAGTTAAGATTGCCGAATTGATGCTGAAAGAAGCAGACATCAAAAACAAGTCTAAGATTGTTGAATTGCAGATGAATAATGCCAAAAGCAACGTAGTAGACATGGAAAACGAGTTTCTACAAAACTTAAATCAGGAGTTGGCAAATGGCAATCGATAAAATCTTCAATGATAATAATGTTGATGGCATTGCAGATAATATCTTTAATGCTGTTAACAATTCTGTGTCCGAAGTTAAGCAGATGCAACAGCGCAAGGCCGCTGAAAATGCTCAAATGGTTGTCCAGTCCCTCAAAAAGATCGACACCGACATTCGTGACAAGTATGACAACGTAACCACTGCCCTTGAAAAGCGCATCGTCACTATTAAAGATGGTCGTGATGGTATTGATGGTAAAGATGGGCGGGACGGTAAAAACGGCAAAGATGGACGAGATGGCAAAGATGGCAAGACAGGGCCACAAGGCCCAAAAGGTCAAGATGGTGTAGATGGTATTGATGGCGTATCAGTTTCCAATGCCAACATCGATTTTGATGGTTCTTTGATTATTGCTTTGTCTGATGGTAGAGAGATCAACGTAGGTGAAGTGGTTTCGTCAGACCTACAAGACCGCATCAAAGTTATTACCAGCGGTGGCGCAGGTGGTGGTGGCGGTAGTGGTACTGTGTCAAGTGTTGCTGTTTCTGGTGGCACAACTGGATTGACTACAAGTGGTGGCCCAATCACCACATCTGGAACAATCACATTAGCTGGCACATTGGCAGTTGCTAATGGTGGTACTGGCACTGCTACTCCTAGCATTGTTGCTGGAACAAACATCACAGTAACTGGCACTTGGCCTAATCAAACGATTGCGGCATCTGGTGGTGGTGGTTCAGGAGATGTAGTTGGCCCAGCATCTGCAACAGACAATGCCTTGGTTCGCTTTGACAGCACTACTGGCAAGTTAATTCAAAACAGCGTTGTAACTGTTGCTGATACAACAGGCAATATGTCTGGTGTTGGCACATTGTCAATGAATGGTGAACTGACCTATGGTGGTGTGACGCTTAATAATGGCGTTACAGGTACTGGCAAGATGGTTCTTGATACCAGCCCTACATTGGTTACCCCTGCTCTTGGTACACCAACAAGCGGTACTTTGACAAATGCAACTGGTTTGCCAATTTCTTCTGGCGTATCTGGTCTTGGCACTGGTGTAGCAACGGCTTTAGCTGTAAACGTGGGTTCTGCTGGCGCTGCTGTTGTAAATGGGGGTGCTTTAGGCACTCCATCTAGTGGCACTGCAACTAACTTAACTGGTTTGCCTTTGTCTACAGGCGTAACGGGTACTTTGCCTGTGGCTAATGGTGGTACAGGAGTAACAACTTCTACTGGTTCTGGCGATAATGTATTGTCAACAAGCCCCACACTTGTTACACCTATATTGGGTACTCCAACAAGTGCAACACTGACAAACGCAACTGGCTTGCCATTGTCTACTGGTGTGACAGGTACGCTTCCTATCGCCAATGGTGGTACTGGAAGTACATCAACTACTTTTGTTAATGCTGCAACAAATGTCACTGGTACGTTGCCAATTGCTAATGGTGGTACAGGTGCTACAACACTTGCGGCGGCTAATATTGCTGTTGTCAATGTAGCCAACACCTTCACAGGCACACAAACATTCTCAGGCACATCATCAGCCAAAGCGATTGTTCTGAACGATGCGGCTGAAGTAGCAACAGTATCTGCAACAGCAGCTACTGGCACTATCAACTATGACATCACCACTCAGTCTGTGCTGTACTACACCAGTAACGCATCTGCCAACTGGACAGTTAACTTCAGAGCCTCTAGCGGTACATCACTCAATACGTTGATGGCTACAGGCGAATCAATGACTGTGGCTTTCTTGGTAACTCAGGGTTCTACTGCTTACTACAACAGTGCTGTGCAAGTTGATGGCACTACATCGGGTGTGACTACTAGATGGTTTGGTGGTGCGCCTACTGCTGGTAATGCTAGTGGCATTGATAGTTACCGCTATCTAATTATCAAAACAGGTAGTGCAACTTTCACAGTCTTGGCAAGCAACACACAATTTAAGGCTTAACCCATGCCATTACAAGCAACATCTGGTGCGGCTTCTCAGGATGCCTTTGGTGGTAATGGTGTAGCTGTTGTGCCTACATATATTGAGGATGTGTTCTCGACTTGGCTGTATACGGGTAATGACTCTACACAGAACATCGTCAACGGCATTGATCTGTCTACCAAAGGTGGGATGGTTTGGCTTAAATGCAGAAGTCTTGGTGTAGGTCATTATTTATATGACACAGTTAGGGGTATAGCAAACGGCCCACTGTCTTCAGAAAACACTAGCGCAGCGTATACATCAAACACTCCTAAGACATTGACATCGTTTAATACAAACGGTTTTTCAATGCAGGATGATTCTGCATCTTTTGGTGCAAACGTAAGCCCACGAACTTACGCCTCATGGACATTCCGCAAGCAGCCAAAGATGTTCGACATTCAAACGTGGACTGGCACAGGTGGTTCTAGAACAATTACTACGGCGTTAAATGGCACTACAGGTTGTATTATTTTAAAGAGAACTGATACATCAGATCAATGGTGGGTTGTTCATAGGTCTGGGGCAAATGGTTTTGACAGCTATGGAATTCTTAACCAAACAGCGGCCTTTACTGCGACAGGTTCTGGAATATCTTCTGTAACTGATACATCATTTACTATTAGTTCATATTACAACGGCTCTGGCTCAACTTGGGTGGCGTATATCTTCGCCCACAACGCAGGGGGCTTTGGCCTGACTGGTACGGACAATGTGATTAGCTGTGGGTCTTATACGGGGACGGGCGCTAATGGTAATTTTGTAAGTCTTGGTTATGAACCACAGTGGGTAATGGTTAAGCGCACAAACACTACAGGAAATTGGAGTATTCACGATACTATGCGTGGGACTAGCAATACTTCTTATGCGTTTTTAGAGCCAAATGTTTCAGATGCAGAATCTGCTTCTTCAGCATCTTGTGTTCTTGCACCTACTGCAACAGGTTTTAATGCAAATGGAGGCGGTAGTACAACCAACGCTTCAGGCTCAACCTACATCTACATAGCCATACGCCGTGGCCCGATGAAAGTGCCTACGACTGGGACGAGTGTTTATAACGCTATTGCTAGAACAGGAACAGGAACAACCGCAACTGTCACAGGAGTTGGTTTTGCACCTGATATGTATATTGCAACTCCAAGAACAGGAGCAAATGTATATCAAGGAGTAGTTGATAAATTGCGTGGAAAAACACAAGGTCTTGTAACTTCCATTACAGCAGCCGAAACTAGTGCTACTGTTGGTGATACAACTGCTTTTGGAAATGATGGTATTTCTTTAGGTATTCCTGACCAGCTTAATATGAATTTAAATGGTCAAGCAATAATTAACTGGTTCTTCAGACGCGCCCCATCGTTTATGGATGTCGTTTGCTACACGGGGACGGGTTCTGCAAGGACTGTGAGCCATAACCTTGCGGCAGTGCCTGAGTTAATGATTGTGAAGCGTAGAGATTCATCAACAGCGGGGTCTTGGTTTGTATATACGTCTTTTGTTGGCAACACTGGATATGTAGTTTTAAACGCTACAGCAGTGCCAGATTATTGGATAAACATTTGGAACGATACAACTCCCACATCAACACAATTTACTGTGGGTAGTTATTTAAGCCAATCTGGTGGAACTCATGTTGCCTACCTTTTTGCAACGTGCGCTGGTGTAAGTAAAGTTTTTTCCTACACAGGGAATGGCTCATCACAAACTATCAACTGTGGCTTTACAGGTGGCGCAAGGTTTGTCCTTATCAGGCGCACCGACTCCGCAGGTGACTGGTATGTTTGGGACACGGCTAGGGGTATTGTGTCTGGTAACGATCCGCACATTAGCCTCAACACAACAGCCGCTGAAGTAACAACAGATGACACCATTGACACAGAATCAACTGGTTTTGTAGTCAATCAAGTTTCAGCAACAAATGTGAATGTTTCTTCTGCAACCTACATTGGACTAGCAATAGCGTAAGGACTTATATGCAAATCAGAACTAATGACGGGCAAGTAATGTGCGAATCAGAGTTTCGTGCATACACAAAAGCCAATGGTGGCCCTACATGGGACACAACAACAACTGAGGTGCTAGAAGCCTTGGGTGCTGATGTAATCTTTGAAGGCCCACAAGCCACAGGTGGCACTGTCTATCAGACTTCAGTCTATGGCGGCATTGAGCAAGTCGATGGCAAGTGGTACACCAAATGGAATCTAGGCCCATCGTTCTTTGACACTGAAGACGCTGAAGGCAATGTCACCACTGCTGCTCAGAATGAAGCTGCTTACAAAGCCGCCAAAGATGCAGAGCAAGCCAAGAGTGTTCGGGCTACTAGGGACACCAAGCTGTCTGAGACTGACTGGCGTTTCCGCAGTGACATGACACCATCACAGGAGTGGAAGGATTACTGCCAAGCCTTGCGTGATGTGCCATCTCAGGCTGGTTTCCCTTGGACTATTGAGTGGCCTGAAGCACCATGAGTCCAGAACTCCAGAAATATTACGAAAGCCGCTTTGACATGATGTCAACAGAGGGTTGGAAGGACTTATGCATAGACATTGACAATATGATAGAGTCCCTCAATAATATAAGCGTTATTCCTGATGAAAAGACCTTACAGTTCCGTAAAGGAGAACTTTCCATCTTGACTTGGCTGAAAACCTTGAAAGAGGTCAGCGAACGAGCCTACGAGGAATTGAATGAAAAGAATGTATGAATTCGTCTGTGAAAACGGACACAAGATTGAGCGGTATTGCATTTATGAGATGCAATCTACTCAGTGTGAGTGCGGTGGTTCAGCCAATCGCACAATCTCTGCGCCAAGCATTAACTTGGAAGGGTGGTCTGGGAGTTTCCCCGGCTCGGCAATGAAATTTGACCGAAAACACCGTGAAAAGTTGGCTGCTGAACGCAAAGCCACTACATAAGCATTATGCCGTAGTGTCTCCTAGAACCCAAAAGTGGCAGGAAAAAGGAAAAAACAATGTTGATTGATAACCCAGACGAGTTGCAAAGTGAACTAGAAGTCGTTGAAAAGCAGAAACTTCATTCCACTGTTGAGCCGATGAGTGATGACATTCCCGACAAGTATCGGGGTAAAGAACTGTCAGACATCATCAAAATGCACCAAGAGGCTGAAAAGCTGATTGGAAAGCAAGCTCAAGAGGTGGGGGAGGTACGCAAATTAGCGGATGAACTCATTAAGCAGAACCTTGCGGGTAAACCCCAACTTGTTAAAGAGGAGGAGCCAGAAGTAGATTTTTTCGAGAATCCACAGGCGGCTGTTCGTAAGACTGTTGATAACCATCCTGATGTTCTTGCGGGTCGCCAAGCGGCTCTTGAGTTCAAAAAGATGCAGATTCAGCAAAAGCTGGCGGCTGAACACCCTGATTTCGGTCAGATTGCTCAGGATGCAGACTTTGTGAATTGGGTGAAATCTTCTCCTGTTCGCATTGGTTTGTACGCTAAAGCTGATGGTGAGTATGATTACGACAGTGCAAACGAACTGCTCAGTACCTACAAGCAATTGAAGGGTGTTAAGGCTAAACAGACTAGCGATGCGGGTGAAACCCAACGTAAATCTAACCTTAAAGCCGCTACAGTTGATGTTGGCGGTACTGGTGAATCTGGGAAAAGAGTCTATCGAAGGGCTGACCTAATTCGGCTGAAGATGCAAGACCCGAACCGATACGATGCTTTAAGTGATGAAATCATGGCGGCATACGCAGAGGGACGAGTTAAATAACTTAACTTTTGATTTTTTGGAGATACAAACATGGCAACATCATTTTCCCCCACCAATTCGGTGACCACCACCACTGGCGCAACGTTCATCCCTGAGATTTGGTCAGATGAAATCGTAGCCGCCTACAAGAAAAACTTGGTTCTTGCTAACCTTGTTATGAAGATGAACTTCAAGGGCAAGAAAGGTGACACCGTTCACATTCCTGCACCTACTCGTGGTTCTGCTTCTGCTAAGGCCGCTGAGACAGCAGTTACTTTGATTGCTGCTACCGAGTCTGAAGTCACTGTGTCTATCAACAAGCACTATGAATATAGCCGCTTGATTGAAGACATTGCTGAAGCTCAAGCTCTGAACTCTATGCGTCAGTTCTACACTTCTGATGCTGGCTACGCCCTGTCTCGTCAAGTTGATACCGACTTGATTCAGTTGGGTCGCTTGGCTAACGGTGGTTCTACTGGTGCTCGTTACGGCTCTGCCTTCATTGGCGGTGACGGTACAACCACCTTTGACTACACAGCTAATACCAACACTGGTAACGCTTCTGCTCTGACTGATGCTGCTATTCGCCGCACTATTCAGCGTTTGGATGACAACGATACTCCTATGGACAATCGTTTCTTCATCATCCCTCCATCAAGCCGCAACACCCTGATGGGTCTGGCTCGTTACACCGAACAAGCATTTGTCGGTAATGGCGATGCTATCCGCAACGGTGAAATCGGTAACCTGTATGGTATCCCTGTGTTCACTTCCAGCAATGCTGACTCTGCATCTGCAACAGCCGCTTTCCCTGCGTCTGGTACTGCTATTGCCCGTGTCTGCTTGATGGGCCACAAGGACTCTATGGTTCTGGTTGAGCAAGTTGGTGTGCGTTCACAAGTTCAGTACAAACAAGAGTATTTGGCTACTCTGTTCACATCTGACACTTTGTACGGCGTTGCCGCTTTGCGTGATGCCGCTACCGTGGGAGCAGCTAAGTCTTCTTCCATGTTTGCTTTGGTTGTTCCTAGCTAATTGCAGTTGCGCCCCCTGCCCTAGTGGTGGGGGGACTTTTTAAACTTAATTAGGAGAAATCAAAATGGCAGCAGCAACAGCAGTAGTTTCCCGCCGTGGAAACGATCAATTCCGTGGTCTGTTTACAGACACTTGGGATGTAACTTGTACTTTGGATAGCGCATCAGTTGCTACCACTGCTACAGCTACAGACACAGTAACTGTTCCGGGCGTGGCTTTGGGCGACATGGTTCTTGGTATGTCAGTTGGCGTTAGTGAAGCTGGATTGGTTCGTAGAGCCTATGTTTCAGCCGCTAACACAGTGACTATCGTGACCTACAACCCAACAGCAGGTTCTGTGGATTTGGCTTCAACAACATTGAACTTGGTTATTGCTCGAATGTTGTAAAGATAGGGGGGGCTAGTCCCCCCTTTCTCATTTAAGGGGTTTTATGGCTACTTTTCGCTGTCTTCAGTCAGGTAACACCGTGACTTTCACCTTGCCACACGACATTGAGTCCATGAAGGGTCATCAAGGGTATGTAAGGGTAGATGAGCCAGAAGTAACCATAGAGTCTCATGACTCTGTTCGTACAGATACCGCCTTTCGTGCGCCTGTCATCCCCACAATCAAACGTATGGGTAGACCCCGAAAGGTAGCAAATGTCTGATATTGATGCCAGAGATTTTGGCAAATTAGAAGCTCAAGTCGAGGCTCTCCAGAAGGAGATGCACTTATTGAGTGCTGATGTCAAATCCCTGTTGGAACTTGCCAACAAGGGTAAAGGTGGTTTTTGGATGGGTATGACTATCGCTTCTTTCATGGGCGGTATCGTTACCTTTATTGTTGATCGTATCTGGAAATAAGGAGAACGCTATGCCTATGGTCGGAAAAAAGAAGTTTCCCTACTCTGAAAAGGGCGAAAAAGAAGCCAAAGAGTACGGCAAGAAAAAGGGTGTTCCTGTGACTATTATGGTTGCTGTTGGCAAGCCAAAAATGGGTTTGCCTATGCGTGGTGGTAGGACTGCTACCAACATGATGAAGAAGTCTAGTAGAGGTAAATAATGGCCTCTTTAACCACTCCTGTCACCCTACTTAGTGCTGTTGGCGCTACGGGTGCTTCTAAGGCTGTTCAAGCTGATGCAGGTCAACCAGCGTTCTTGCAAGTCAGTGGTATCACTTCTGCCACTGTTGTGTTGCAAGGTAGTCTTGATGGCACAAATTGGTCAACCCTTGGAACTGCTTTAACTGCTGATGGACTCGTTACAGTTACCAATGCTCCTAAGTATTTGCGAGCAAACTGTACAGTTTATGTAACTGGCACGATTACCGCCAAAATCATGTATTAAGGAGAAACCCTATGAAAATGACTAAAGCACAGAAAAAGGTTAGTCATCTTTCCAGTTTCTTCCTTTAACAATGGCGCATATTGCTGAATCAGTGATGTCAAATGCTTTTGCAAGGTCTACTGAACGAACAAGTTTTTGAGTATGAAGATATTTGATTGCCATAACACATCTTTCAGAAAGCAATGCTCTCCCATTGTTTTCGTGCCGATGAGTTTTATGCTTAACAACATCTTCATGATTTTGTTGAACAGTTCCATAGGCAAGATTGTCAACTCGATTGTTGTATTTATTGCCATCAAGATGTCTAATTACCAATCCATCAGGACGTTCTCCAATAAAAACTTTTGCTACCAATGTGTGAATGTACAAACTTTTTTGCGGCATCTTGTTCAGAGATTTAACAGAAACACTAAGATATGGTGTGCAAGAGTTAAGTTTTCTAATCATTCTTCCATCTGGTCGCAATCTAGCAAATCTACCATGATTGCTAATTTCGTAAAACTGCTCATAATCAGGCACTTTTGCCCAAACTTCAGAAAGGTTTGACATGAAAACAACTCCAAAACAAAAAAAGAAGATAAGCAAAGTATACAGCGAGTACAAGGAAGGTACTTTGCACTCTGGCAAGGGTGGCCCTGTTGTCAAGAGCCAAAAACAGGCTATTGCGATTGCTTTGAGTGAGGCTGGCAAGTCCAAGAAAAAGAAATGAAACAAGGACTCTACGCCAACATTAACGCAAAACAGGCTCGTATCAAGGCAGGGTCTGGTGAGAAGATGAACAAGGTGGGGTCTAAAGCCGCACCTACTGCCGCTGACTTCAAACAAGCAGCAAAGACTGCAAAGAAGCCTAAAAAGGTAAAGTAGATGAAAACACCCACTTGGCAAACAAAAGCTGGTCAAAATCCAAAAGGCGGCTTGAATGCCAAAGGTAGATCATCTTATAATGCAGAAACTGGTGGCAATCTGAAGCCTCCAGTGAAGTCGGGGGACAACCCTCGCAGAGCAAGTTTCTTGGCTCGCATGGGCAATATGGCTGGTGCAGAGTACAAGGATGGTGAACCAACAAGACTGCTTCTTTCGCTAAAAGCATGGGGTGCAACCTCAAAGGCTGACGCAAAGGCAAAAGCTAAAGCTATCTCCGCAAGGAATAAGGCAAAGGCGAAATGAGAGCATTATCAGTTGGAGTTAGTCCCACAGCGGCAGTAGACACTACAGTCTATACCTGTCCGACTGGCTATTACTCTAAATTTAGGGTGATGTATATACACAATACAGGCGGCAATACCAAGCACATAACTGTTCAATGGTTTGACGCAAGTGCTAATACCACTCTTGATATATTGACTGCATACACGCTTGCATCAAAAGCCTATCTTCAATTTGATGGTGGTGCGTACATTGTTTTAGAAGAAGGCGATAAGCTCAAAATTACTACTGAGTCTTCAAGTTCATTCAGTTTTATAGCAACATTTGAAGAAGAAGGGTTGACAAGAACATGACCTACCTTGAACTTGTAAATGACGTTTTAATCCGTTTGCGTGAGCCAACAGTAACAACTGTTACTCTCAATTCGTATTCCTCCCTGATTGGCAAGTTTGTCAATGATGCAAAGCGTCAGATTGAAGATGCTTTTGCTTGGAATGTGCTTGGCACAACAATCACTCTGTCAACAACATCAGGCACATACTCTTACTCTCTGACTGGTTCAGGTCAGAAGTTCCAAGTTATTGATGTGTTGAACGTAACTAGCAATCTCCAAATGACAAATGTGGACTTTGCTACGATGAATCGTTATCAGAACTTTTCTACCCCTGTTAACGGTATTCCATCCTATTATGCTTTTGATGGTGTTGATGGTAGCTATGACACCAAGGTAACGCTGTATCCTCGTCCTGATGGCGTGTATAGCATCCCATTCAGCCTGACAGTGCCACAAGCTACTTTGTCTAGCGACTCTACTGTTGTAGCCGTTCCTGACGTTTTGGTTGTCCAGAATGCTTATGCTCGTGCTTTGATTGAGCGTGGTGAAGATGGTGGTATGAATTCATCTGAGGCATATCAGTTGTACAAATCCATGTTGTCTGATTACATTGCTTTGGAAGGAACTCGCTATCCTGAGAATCAGGAGTTTGTTGCGATATGAGTAAAGCCCTCCAAGTCTCTAGCGTATCGGCCCCAGGTTTTTTGGGGTTGAATACACAAGACCCATCGTTAGAAATATCGAATGGGTTTGCTGGTATTGCACTAAATTGTGTGATTGACAAGTTTGGTCGAGTAGGTGCAAGACAAGGATACCAAAAGATCAACACATCTAGCGGAACGTTAGGCGCAAATGAAGTCACAGTCATCCATGAGTTGATTCAAACAGATGGCACACTTACTGTATTGTTTTTTGGTAATGGCAAGCTGTTTAAGTTGGGTTTGTCTACGGCTGGTGCTGTGGCTGAATACAACATTGCTGAATATGGCTCTAACGGTTCACCTCTTGCTGAATACACGCAAGGCATTGCAGGGTTAGGTACTGTTCTTGAATTGACTTATGGCGGTGGTGGTACTGCGCCAACATTTAATGCAGGAAATTGGCAAGCCGCAAGTCTTAACAACGTAGTGTATTTCTTTCAGATAAATAACGACCCAATCATTTACGACCCTGCTGTATCCACCACAACTTATCGCAGAGTTTCTGAAAAGTCAGGTTACGCTGGTACTGTGCCAAAAGCAAACGTGGCTATCTCTGCTTATGGACGTATTTGGGCGGCTAATACAACTACTAACAACACAACAGTATCGTTTAGCGATTTGTTGTCAGGCCATGTCTGGTCTACTGGTACGGCAGGATCGTTAGATGTTTCTCGTGTTTGGTCTAACGGCGCTGATGAAATAGTTGGGCTAGCAGCACATAACGGATTTTTGTTTATCTTTGGTAGACGGCAAATCTTGGTTTATGCAAACGCCACAACTCCATCAACTATGACGCTTTCCGACACAATTTCAAGTGTTGGTTGTATAGCACGAGACACAATTCAAAATACAGGCAAGGATGTAGTTTTTTTAAGTGGTAGCGGATTGCGTTCAGTTTTGAGAACAGTGCAAGAGAAATCTGCTCCTTTAGGCGACTTGTCAAAGAATATTAGAAATGATTTCTTAGGCATAGTTGCAAGTGAATCAGACACGCAATTGAGGTCGGTCTATTCTGAGCAGAACGGTTTTTACCTCTTGACTTGCCCTACTGCAAACAAAGTTTTTTGCTTTGATACAAAGACAACTTTGGAAGATGGTTCTTATCGTGTAACGATATGGGACAACATTACTCCGCAAAGTTTTTGCTCTCGCCGTAATGGTGATTTGCTCTTGGGTAAAACTGGTTTTGTAGCAAAATACACTGGCTACCAAGATGACACTTCGTCTTACCGAATGGAATATTACACAAACAATGCTGACTTGGGCAATGATGGGCAAACCTCAATCATCAAGAGAATTAAGGTTCTTGTTGTAGGTGGTAGTAACCAAGCGGTATCAGTATTTTGGGGCTACGATTTTTCATCAAGTTACCAATCGCAGACAATTTCTATACCAACGCAAGCTGTTTCTGAGTATGGCATTGGCGAATACAACATTGCAGAATATGCAACGGGCATAATTTTGGAAGAATTAACTGCATACGGCAGCGGGTCAGGAAAAGTCGTTCAAACAGGATTTGAGATTAACATTAACGGGTCACCAATTTCATTCCAAAAGATTGAGATTCAAACCAAAACAGGCAAACTTGCATAAGGAGCAATCATGTCAAACTACACGAAAACAGTAAACTTTGCAGCCAAGGACTCACTAACAACTGGCGATGCTAACAAAGTTGTTAAGGGAACTGAGATTGATACTGAGTTCAATAACATTGCAACTGCTGTAGCAACTAAGTACGATTCTTCAAGCACCATAGCAGTAGCTAATGGCGGTACAGGGGCAACATCAGCGGCAGATGCACGAACCAACTTGGGTACTCTAGCGGCATCTAACCCATCCTATACAGGTACGTTAACTGGAGGTACTGGAGTTATTAATATTGGCTCTGGACAAATAGGAAAAGATTCTTCTGGCAATTTCTTAGTAGGAACTACGGCTGCAACTCTTAGCACCAATACATTTACTGTTGCGGCGGCTAAACCTGCTCTTGTTCTGGGAAATAGCACAACGGCAGACTCATCTGTTGTTTTAACCCTCATAAAAGCTGGTTCAACAGCCAGTACATCTCAACTCTATGCATCGTTCTCTTACAACTCAGGTAGCAATGGGAATGGTGGGATTTCAGGCAATGGTGATTCACAAGCTGCGTTTTACACAACTTCTGACGCTAGATTAAAAGAAAACATTGTAGATTTGCCTTCACAACTTTCAAACATCATGGCGTTGCGCCCTGTAGAGTTTGATTACAAAGCAAGCAAAGGCCACCAAATTGGTTTTATTGCACAAGAAGTTCAACAAATTTATCCCGACTTAATTTCAGAAAACGCTGATGGATATTTATCTTTGTCTGGTTTAGATAAAAATGCTTCTCGTTTGATTAAAGCAATTCAAGAGCTTAAGGCATTGGTTGATGCACAAGCAGTACGCATTGCCGCACTTGAGTCTCAATAAAAATAAGAGCATGATTGCTAACGGCGTTATTTTGTATGAATTCGTTTGAATGTGAAAAGTGTGGACTATGTTGCAAGAAAGTAAATTGTATGCACCTGACTAAAGACAATTTGTGCAGTATTTATGAGGAAAGACCACTTGTTTGCAACATAAACAAAAGCTATGAAGTTTTCTTTTCCAAGGTAATGAGCAAAGATGAGTTTAACCAGATGAACAAAAAAATCTGCGTGACTTTAATGAAACAGGAGAAATAAGATGGTTCCTTTACTTTTAGCTGGTGCTAGTTTACTTGGTGGATTTATGCAGGGCAAGTCTGCTGAACGAGCGGCTCGTACTCAAGCAAACGCTGAGATAGAAGCGGCTAAATTAGCGGCTGAAGAAGCTCGTTTTCGACCTGTAGGTGTTACCACACGCTTTGGTGGCTCTCAGTTCCAAACTGACGAGTCTGGCCGTGTTTCTGGCGCTTCTTACCAAGTTAGTCCTGAACTGCAAGCCTATCAAGATAGGTTAAGGTCTTTATCTGGCGGTGCTTTGAGTCAGGCAGAACAGGCTGGTCAACAGTATGCTCCTTTGACTGGTGCGGCTAGTAGCTTGTATGGCCTTGGTCAGCAGTATCTAGCTCAAAGTCCTGAACAGGTTGCGGCTCAATACATGGCTCGTCAACAAGACTTGTTGGCTCCTAGCCGTGAGCGTCAAATGTCTCAGTTGCAGAATCAGTTGTTCCAAACTGGTCGTGGTGGATTGTCTGTAGGTGCTACAGGTATGCGTCCGGGCGGTGGTGCTGGTTTGGGTGCTACTACTCCTGAGATGGAAGCCTACTACAACGCATTGGCGCAACAAGATGCACAGTTGGCTGCTCAAGCTCAACAAGCTGGACAAGAGCAATTGAAGTTTGGTGCTGGTTTGTTTGGTGTTGGCTCTAACTTGTTAGATCAGTATCAGACTGGTCAAGTTGGTGCTTTGCGTCCATTTGAGGCTTATTTTGGCCAAGAGAAAGCTATTGAAGGTGTTGGTCAACAGCCTTTGGATATTGGCATTAACTTGGGCGCTAAAGGTATGAGTCCTAGTGCTGCCAATGCTTTGCTTGCTGGTGGTACGAGTGCTGCTCAACTAAGAGGTCAAGCAAATGCTTACAACCCATTTGCACAAGCATTGATGTCAGGCGCACAGAATCCTCAGTTACAAAATGCGTTTGGTAACTTGTTTAGTGGAGGCACTCCATCTGGTGCGGCTGGATACAACATTAGCCCAAGTGCTTATGAAGGTTATTACAACCAACCAACAGCATTTTATCCATAAGGAAAAGTCATGGCATCAGAAATCTTAGGTTTGTTCACAAGCCCACAACAGTACCAACAACAACAACAAGACCTTGCTCGTTCTAGAGCAATGGAGTTTGCAAGACTAGACCCTTTCCAACAAGCAAGTGCTGCTATTGGTCAAGGTGCTTATGGTTTGGCTGGTGCTATCGGCGGTGCTTTGGGTGGTGTTGACCCACAGTTGCAGAAGATCACACAGCGTCAGCAAATCCTTGGCATGATTGACCCTGCAAACCCTGATTCGTATGGTCAAGCCATTCAAGCCGCATTGCAAACAGGTGACCAAGAAGCTGCTTTCCTGTTGCGTAATGAGATGATGAAGGTGAAGGAACAGGCTCAAAATCAGCAGTTGAATCAACTCAAGACTCAAGACTACTTGACTGAGCGTGGATTAGGTATGCAAGAGCGTGGCCTTGTTAATGTAGCTAATGAGTTGGCTGGTCAGTTGCAAAATGCTGATGGGACTATCAATAACGATGTACTTGCAAGATTGCAATCTTTCCCGCAAGGAAGGGCAGTTCTCAAGTCATTAGTGCCAGAAACCATCACTGCTAAAGAAGGTGAGACCATCTATCAGAAGCCAACATTGCCGGGTCAGGAATTTAAGCCACTCTTAACTGGTGCTCCTAAACCAATCCCATTTACAGGTGATGAGTCAAATGCGGCTCTTATTTTGTATCGCACAAATGACCCTGTAAAGATTTTTGAGAAGCATGGTCAGGCTGGACTTGATGCTGTTGCCGCAAGAGCAAAAGCAGTGGCTGGTTTGAAATCTCCGAAAATTGAAGTCAATATGAGTGACCCAACAGCAGTTGCGAAAGCTAATCTTGATGTAATGGGTAAATGGGAAGGGTTCTTGAAGTCTGGCGGTGATGTTGAAGTTGCAAGCAGATTTAAGGCTTTGCAATCTTCAGTTGCGTTAGCGCAAGGTGGAAACCCAACTGCTGATGGCGCAACAATCTTCAACATTGGCAAGATTTATGACCCATCTGGTGCTGTTCAAGAAGGTGACAAAAACACCATTCTTGGCAATCCATCAATTCCGCAAAAGATCAAGGGTTATGCACAACGAGTTTTTGAAGGTGGTAGCTTGACCCCAGAACAGCGTAACGATTTGCTGGCAATTGGAACAAATTTGATTAAAGGTCGTGAGTCTCAACTTCAAACGTACCGCAAGCAATACATTAACAAAGCAAAAACTTTAGGTGGTGCTGAAGAAGACATCTTGAACCCATATCAAGGTTTGATTAAGGCAACACCATCTGAAGTTGTCAATCAAATCCCAACTGGCAGACAACAGACACAACCAGCCGCTAAAACTCAACCAAAGCCACAAGGTAAGTCTGTTATCAAGTGGTCTGATCTTCCTACTAATTAAAGGTCAATCATGGATATTGAACTGCCAAATGGTGTAGTGATTCAGGATATTCCTGAGGGTACGACTCAATCTCAAATCATGGCTAAAGCCATTCAAGCTGGTCTTGCCACTAGAGAGGATTTCGCTACTGTTCTTGGCATGGTTGATAGGGAGCCGCAAACTCAAACAACACCATATAAATCACCTACTTTTGGTGAGCAAATTATTGGTGCTGGAGAGACAGGCTTAACCTTGTTGACTGGTGGAACTACAGGTCTTTTAGGCACTGTTGGAGGCGCTTTAACTGGTGCTTATGAGGAGGCCAAGACTGGTCAGTTTGGCACTCCAGAGGCCGCTAGACGCATTGAAGAACGAGCCGCTTTGGGTGGTCAGCAATACACTTATGCACCAAGGACTCAAGCTGGTCAAGAGCAAGTTAAAGCACTTGGCGAGATAGGTGCTGAACTTGTGCCATTACAGCCAGTATTGCCATCTGGCTTACTTTCTGGCGGTAAGGGTCAAGTTGTTCCCGCAATCAGACAAGTTACTGCTGATGTAAGAGCGGCAGCAAGAGATGCATTACCTCCTCCAGCAATAACTACTGGTCGTGCTAGTGGCGGTGCTGCGGCTACTCCTATGGAGTTAGTCAGACAAACTACTGCTGAGAGTTTGCCTGTTCCTGTCACTCTTACCAAAGGTGCAAGAAGTCGTGAAGCTGAACAACT